TCATCATCCTCTTCCTCGTAATCATCTTCATCCTCTTCTTCAACTGGAGACGAAACTTTTATTTTACGTGTTTTAGGAGTTTCCTCTTCCTCGTAATCATCTTCATCTTCCTCAATTTCATAAAATTTAGCCCTTAATTCATCGTAGGATAACAAAGCAAGGCATTCATCAAGTTTTGGTACTTTTTCCAAAATTGAATCATCGTATTGTTCTTTTCTTTCGATAAAATCAAAACGTGTAGGTTTTGGAAATTTATAACCCATAAAAGAATCTTCAGCAAAAATAACTGATAAAGTATAACCTTCTTCATGGTCAGGAAATACCTCAAACTGATCAGGATACAAATCAGAAAGTTGATCTTCAAATACTTTTTGAAAATTGTGGTCTGAAAAATCAAATAAATGTACTTTATCATCACCCTTTTTGCCTTTTATGATAACAGCGTAAAGGTTTCTGTTACTTGTTTTAAGGGCATCAATTTCTTTTTGATTTCCACCTTCCCTTACAAGTTTTGCCCGGTATTCACAAATAGGGCATTTTTTACCAAATGAAGTAGGACAAACAACTTTATTCTGTTCAACTCCAATATCCCTGTGAATTTTAAAAGGACGTTTATACCACAACTCACCTACTTCAGCAATAGGAGCATCAGGATGTTTTTTATCAGTTACCTCATAAGGCATAATATCCATCTTTACTGTTGAATCTGGTTCAGGATTAAATACATCAACTCCTTGCGGAATTACTAAATAACCGTAAGCTGCACCTTTTTTCCTTTTTTTAGCATCTTCACGTACACGACCTCTAAAACGGCTTGTACCTTTTTTTACTTTTCTTTTCATGTTGTAATAAGTTTTTTAATTAAAATAAATTTACTGTTTGTTTTCTAAAGCATATATGTAATGAAATAATTTATCACTCCATCCATTAATTTCAGCAGTCCAAACTCCTGTTTTTATTCCATGTGTATGTGTTGAAATATCAATAATATATGAATTTTCATAATGGGTTGTATCAGGTTTAATTTTCATTCCTCTTGCTACATCAATATCCTGACTATCTGAAATTACAACAAGTCTATCAGCATCTTTAGCATAACCCTCACTTTTAAGCCATTCACATAATTGATAAGTAAAAATACCACCACCACCTAAATTATCATAAATAGTACGAAAATCAGAAAATACACCAAGTCCTTTTGAATTACTCCAAACTAAATGTTTTCCTTTTCTGGTATAATCACTTCCGGCAGTAAATACAAGAATTAAATCTTCAAAAATATAACTACCTAAAGCGGCCATTGCAAAAGCTAAATCCATTCTTGAAAAATTACTAAAACCAGAAGTTAAATTTCCCATACTTCCTGATACGTCAATTGCAAGAATTGTAGTTCCCTTTACTTTAAATGTAGCAAAACAATTTTTCATTGCATCATTAATATCTTCTGTAAATTCAGGTGCAATTCTTTGTGCTGCAAGAAAATTCAAAGGTGTTAACCACTGACTTTTTACTTGTGAAATAGCTTGTTTTATTACTTTTCTTGAAATACCTGATTCTTTCATGTTTCTTAAATTCCTTAAAATAGCAAGAGAACCTAAAGAATTTTCAGCAATCATCCTTTCAAATGTTTCTTTTTTATCAGCACCACTTGATAAAGCTGACTCCCATGTATTAGCAGGTTGTAAAGTTCCGTTTACAAGTTTTTTTAAAGCAATCTCATTTTTTTGATTTGGTTTTGGGTGAACTAAATTTACAACATCAACCAACGATAAATCCATATTGCTTTTTTTGTATTTTGCAATTTGGTATTCATCATAATTATCAAAAGCTAAAGCAAGTCCTTTTTTAATTGGTTTTGAAATAGGTTTAAGTTTACCATAACGAACTTTCAGCATACCTAAAAAATCCATTAACATATCAGGTCTTGTACTAATTTTTGCCAATGCTTCTTTTATGGAAATATCTTTGTGAAATTGGTTAACAAGTAATAACAACCATAAAGGAGTATGCCTTAATTTCTGTTCAAAACGACATTCCAAAGCTAAATCAATAACTTTTTGAGGATCAACTTTTTTAACTAAATTTTCAATTTGATTCATTATATCATCAGAATTTTGATAATAATTTGATTCAAAAAGTAGATTAGCTAATGTAACTCTACGAAGTAATTCATAATCGGTGTACTTTCCTGCAGTGGGTGTTTCAGTACCAGCAATAATGCCAGTTTCAAACCCTGTTTTTTTAGTGTTAAATTTTGACATGATTTTAAAATTTGATTAATTAAAAAATAAAAAGCATGGTTAAAAATTGTTTGTGTTTATTTTTAGACATTTCAGGTATCGAAGTAACACAAACATCACACCATGCAAGTAGGGGCAGAAGGACTCGAACCTCCGACACGCAGTTCCCTTGCGAAGTAACCTGTAATCTCACACCTATTTTTGGTTAAAGTTGACTAAGGTATTATCTTTTTACTGATGCTCTGCCATCTGAGCTATGCCCCTATATAAAAACAGGGAAACATTAATAAAGTAATTTAGTGTTTTAACCAATTAAACTACTTTCCAAAGAAAGGCAGGAATCGAACCTGCATCACTCGATTAGCAGTCGAAGTAACTTTATTATCACCCTGTTCTATTTCAAATAACTTTTAAACGTTTTGACCTTACAAATATAAGAAAAATTTTGGTTTTAATATGTGTTTTTATACTTTTTTTAATAAAGTTTTTTATTTTTTTCTTAACCGTTTGACTTTCTTATTGTTAGCTTGTCTGGTTTCGTCCCTGTTTTGCCTTTCTTTAGTAATATCTCTCGGCACTTTAGGCCCTGCAAAATATTGTTGTCCATGTAACCGTACAAGATTTTCCAAAGCATCTTTTCTTTGTGTGATAGCTCTTACAGCTACTTTAGCAATATTATACTCATGTTGAACGTCTAAAAATTCATGATACACTTCTTTATACTCATCCTGCATGATAATTGTATTGGCTACAACTGTTTCAGTAATTTTACTGATTTCAAAACTTTCTGGATTTTCCCTTATTTTGCGGTCTAAATCGGCTTTAGTCAAATCCAGTTTTTCTTTTAACAAATCTTTTTTCTTTTCTAAATCAGATTCATTAATTCCATACTTCAACATTAAAGATGGTTGCTCCAACCATTCAATATCCAGTGAAGTTTCATCAATTCTTACATCTTTTTCATAATTCATTTTACATTTCCCCTTTCTTTTCTTTTTTTAATAATTCTTGCTTTTTTATTTACAAACGGTGCTAATTCAGCTTCCATTTCAATAATCAAGTCCATTGGATTTTCATCTGCTTTAATAGTTCGGCTAAAACCTGCATCAAGTTTATAGTTTTCATAGTTCCCCAAATTGACATTTCTGGATATTGTTACCCATACTTTATCACCATCATTGACAATTTCATTTTGTCTGTTTGCTTTTCTTTTTGTTTTTACTACCATTTCCATTGTTACTTTTGATTAAAGTTATTCATAATTTAAAACTCTTTGGCAAGCTAACACAATTCCCGGAAAACCTATATTGTAAGTAGGCTCTTCAAAACACTCAAGGATATAATAAGCCATCTCATTATCCTTGTTTAATAATACACTTGTAGCATAGCCTAAAACTACTCTACGAATACTTTCAGGGTCTTGGGTTTTTAACCCTTTTAATATTACAGCTATTTCCTTCCAACCTTTTTTATACATTAAAGCCCTGCACAAAGCAATACTTTCAGACTTTTCCTCAGAGGCTATTTTAGCGGCTTTTAAACGTCTTTTTTCAGGTACTTGTAAAACCTGTTCAAGTATAGTTAACGCATTGCGTGGGTGTCCCTGACTGCTTTCAGTAATAACCTTAATTAATTCATCATCAATCGTTACTCCTTCCTTTTCAGCAACTTCAAGTAAAAGTTCACCCATTAACTTATTACTCAATACACTTGTTTTAAACTGGCTGCAACGTCCTTTTATTGTTTTTGATAATTTATCAGGATCAGTTGTACAAAGAATAAAAAAAACGTGTTTAGGCGTATCCTCTAATAATTTAAGAAAAGCATCACTTGCTGCCCCTGTGATAGCATGACACTCATCAATGATATAAACCCTATCACCACCACCTAAAGGTGTGTATTGTGCATTCTTTCTTAAATCCCTGATAGTGTCAATACCCCTGAATTGTGCTGTATCGATTTCAATAATATTGTTTTCAGTACAACCTAATTCATTGGCAATAATTCTGGCTAACGTAGTTTTACCACAATTTCCTGTAATAAAAATATTATCTTTTCTTCTTAATATAAGGTAAGAACTTGGAACTGTAAAACAATACTCAAATCCATCTTTTGTTTCATATTTTTTAGGTTTTATTTTATCTTCCTCATTGCTTCGTTTTACGCCTACAAAAATTCTATTAGATTTTGTTAATATAAAACAATCATTTTTATTATTTCTTTTATCTATTGATATAGAGCAGCGATACCCTATTGCTGTTATTGCATACTGAATAAAATCAGCACTTTTTTTAATTGTTGTAAAAAATTGATTCCCACCAAAACGCCCATCCCAATAAAAGATTTCATCAGATATTATTTGTAATTGATGTAAACTACATTTATAAAAACGTATATCAAATTCTTTTACTCTTATTGGTGGAATGAAATGGAATCTTGTGTTCCCATTCCCCATTAAATATTTATTATATTTAATGTTTGCTTTCTGTAATAATTCTTCAATTCTTTTTATTTTTCTTTCTTTTTTTATATTAATGCATCCTTTTTTCCTATTTAAAGAAATTGAACCATCAGCAATAAAAGCAACTTGAACTCTTAACTCCTCATCTGTTAAATTTATTTTTGTGTTTATTTTTGGAGTAAATGTTGTTTTTACAACACCATTAAAACCTAATTTGCTATTTTTATTCTGTTTAATTATTTCACCAAATGATTTTTCATACAATTTATTTTTATTCTTTTTTAAGAAATAAACAAACCTGTGATCTAAACTTAAACATTGATCAATTCCATATTTAGTATGAATATGATAAAGGTATTTTGTAGGTTTTTTAATGTATTGTAAAGGAGTTACAAACTCAGATGTTCCATCTTTATTATACTGCATTACAGCATCATTATCCCATTCAGATATTTTTTTCCACCCATAAGGTGATAAAAATTCTGTATCACAATCTACGCATCCTGTTCCCCCATGAAATAAAAAGGAATGCGGCATTGTTTCTTTGTCTTTTAACATTGCTTTTAAAGATGCTACAACATCCCTGTTTCCTTTTACTTCATCGAATGTTTTTGGTCTGTGTTTTTGATATAATCCCATACTATTTAATTTGATTAATTAAAAAATCCTTTGTTCTTTTTATTCCC